TAGGATCTAATAAAACATTAACATCATTAATATTATAATATTGTAATATATCATCAGCTAATTCAGATTTTTGATCTTCTGTATATTTATTAATTGTATCTTTTCCATTAATAGCGTTCTCAACTCTTTCTAATCTAATTTTAGTATCATTTAATAATTTAATTGTAGATTGTGTTTGTGTAGATGATAAGCCAGAAAAATCTTTATTTATAATTTCATTTATATTAGTAAATTCATTTTTTCTTAATTTAGCTGTACCTAAATGTGTAATAGATCCAATTTCTTTATTTTTTAAAGCAGCAATTTTAAACGTAAGATCTCCACCAGCATCTGTTCTTAATTTATCTAATGATTTATTTCTATATTCAGCGTACAATTTTAATGCTTTAGTATTAATTTCTTTTCTATTAATTAAATCTTTTGACAATAAAACTGCATCTTTAGTAGTTTGATTAAGATCTTCTGGTTTAATATTTTTAAATAAATTACCAGATGACATAAAATTTTTACTTACATCAAATGCACTTTTTGTTTGTGTACCATGTGCTATCATTTGATTAGCAAGTAAAATAGAAACAGAATCTTTTAATTTAGTTGTATAATCTGTTTGATACTTTAATGCATTTTTAGGTTTAGCATTGATAGCTACAGCAAATACAGAATTTATATCAGGTGCTATATTAGAATTAAAATTAGCAGCTATATCATTTACTTTTTGATTAGTTTTTAGTTCAATATTATTTAATATAGATTCAGTACCTACTGTTACCATAGATCCTATGTTATCTTTTTTCATAGAATAATTAGCGTCAAATATAGCATCATCTTTTGCAATTTTTTGAGTAGTTGCATAATTTATAGCTGAAGCATTTTGACCAGCTAAATATTTTGTAGCGTATGCTTTATATGCTAATGGTACATTTTCTATTTTAGTTTTTGCATATGTTTCTGCTGCATTTCTTAATCCAGCAGGATCATATTGAAAATCAGTTCTAAACTTAGAATAGTTTTTATTTACATCATCTGTAAATGAATATAAAAAATTAGCTTCTTGTTTTTTTTGTACTACATTAAATACAGCATCAGCCATATTAGAAAATTCTTTTCCAATACTTTCTAAAGAAGTTTCTTGTTTAGGTATATTAACTCCACCTGTTTTTACACCTACTGTATATGTACCTTTTTTAACTGCCATTATATATCATCCTCTGGGTTGTTCATTGGATATGTTTTAACTGTTGTGCTTTTAGGATTTTTGTAAATTTGATAATTACCATATCCTTTTGCACTTGTTGAAATAATACTCATATAACCACCAGTTACTTTTGCTGATGATTTTGCTTTATCAAGATAACTAGCAGTATCTAATGCAGCAATAGTAGATGCTTTATTTAATCTAATGTTAGCAATATCTTTAGCAGCTATTCTATCTACTTCATCATTAATAGTTAAAAATGATCTAGAAGCAGGATCAAAACCAGATGCTGCAAACATAGCTTTGTTATTTTCTTTATCATTCTCTGCTTTTTCTTTACGTCTATTTTCTTCTTGTATAGCGTTTAATTCATTAAGCTTACGTTGTCTTTCATACTCAGCTAGTTGTGCTTTACTTCTAGCTTTTTCAGCTTGTATAGAAGAATATGTACCTATTCCACTAGCGACAGCACTTACAATTGCCAATGTTGCTGGATCTGCACTCATGCGAAAACTATCTCCATTGCTATTCCCAATATCTTTAGTGGTAAAGGATCACTTTGAGATATTGTGATTGTTGGGTTTTTATCATATCCTAAAAAATTAAACTCTTGTTTTCCACTCACTTTAGACAAATCCGTTCCTGCTGTAAATCCTAATTGTGTAATAACTAAGTTTTTAGATGTTTTGTCAGCAGCTTTTACAGTTAAGTTTAAAGAATCATATATATCAATATAAGCTTTAGATATACGTCTTGGTGATGCAGTTAATGGGCCAGTAGGTATTTCTTTATCAACTGGCATAGTTTCAATAGTTGGTGTGTAATTAAAACCAACTTTAACTTCTGTAGCTTCAGGTGATAATAGTGTAATTTGATCATTACTATCTATTGTAAATTCACCTAATGATGAATTACCATAAACAGCATTTATATCCATTTCACCATATACAGTATTAACATCATGTAAGTAACCTTTGATAAAAGTTATAGCAGCATTATCAGCAGGGGTAGAAACTAGGTTTTGATCTAATGTAATTGCATAACTACCAGATCCATTATTAGTTACAGCAGTAATAGTATATTCCGTACTGTCTGCATCTATTGTAAATACTTCATTAATTTGTGGATCAGATGTTAATCCATCTACATTTAAAACAGATCCAGTTTGAGAACCACCATTAACTAAAGGTGTTCCTCGTTGATTTAAAGTAGTTGTAGTTTGACAATCTAATGTTGTACTATCATCATCACCAAATTTTTCTAATGAATAAACAGTAGATCCATTTAATGTACGTTTAACAACTGCATATAAATATTCATTTATTGCAGCTATAGAATAAAATTCATCATTTTCTTTTGTACTCCACAAAGTCCATCCAGCTATTTTTTCATCTCTTACAGAATGAAACACAGCTAATTTACCACCATGTGTAGATCCACTATTTAAAAAAAATCCATATTGCTCTGGTCTTACAAAATTACCACGTAATACTGTTACTTGTTTTGGACTATCAATAAGATGTGCAGCTAAAATAGATATAGCTGTAGATTTATAACCACCTTCAATATCAGAATAAATAAATTCTCTAATTGTTAATCCATTTTTTTGAGTAAACATTGTTGCTTGATCAAATAACAATGGTCTAGTTCTATTACATCCATATGATGTTTGTTGTCTTACAGTAATATTAGATGGTGTAATAGCAGAAGTATCAGAAGATTGTGGAATATAAAATTCACCACCATCTGTAAATACTTGTAATTCTTTTGATGAAACTAAATGTCTTATTTCATTTACTTGATCTCCAGATAAATCTAAATCAAGAGCATCATCAGCACCAGAGTCGTGTACATCAAAATCAAAATACTCTGATATATGAGAACCTAATAATCCAGCAGGTCTAGATTTTAATCCACCAAACCATAAACGATTATCATGGAAACATACAGCTTGTGGGTAACCTCTTACAACTGAAATTGTTTCTTCTTCCCAATCATAATGTGGGCCAGTACCAGCAATACCCGCTTCAATAATTGTAGCTGTAACAACAGTAGAACTTGTATATCCTGTAATTTTTAATTGTTTACCATCAACTTTTAAATATGCACCAACATAATCAGAAGTAAAAAAACCAACACTAGATGTTACTGTTCTTCCTGTACCTGTTGCGTCTGTACTTAATGTTAATGTAGTGTCTGCTGCTTCATATTTATAAAATGGAGCATGAGTTTTATATGCACCAGAAACAACAATATCTTCGTCTGTTGCAAATGCAAATGTTTTAACTTCAAATGATGTAGCTGAATTTCTAAATATTCTTCTTATTGGATTATCTCTATGTGTAATAAATACTGTATCTCCAAACTGAGTATAGTTTAATTGAAATAATTGTGCTTCTGTCCAATTACAATTAGTAGTTATATTACCATCAATTAAAGATCCATCAGTAGGATCATACACATCTAACCTACCATTAGATAAAGCTAATATAGCTATTTCATCTTCAGAAAATACAAATGGTATAATTCTTGTAGCACCTGTTAAAGATTGTTTATATTCAGTACCTGCTCTACGCATAGCACCACCTTCTGCTAATAAAGCAAAGTTTCTTAATTGTTTAGCACCTTCATAATAAGCTTTAGAATCTGTACGTGTAGCTAATAAGGGATTAATTTCCCCTGCTGAAAAATTTGTTTGTGTTTGACGTAATACTCTTGCCATTCATCTATGATTCAAATCTAGTGTTTTGTCTAACATTAACAAAACGTTTGACTTCTAATTTTTTATTAGTTGCTTCAGAAGAATCAATATGTTTTGCTCTAAGATATTGTCTTTCAGCTAAAGCATTAAATTGATTTATCATACTAGCATCTCTAGCAACTGAACCAGAAAATATAGATGCTAATTCATATTCTAACGCAGTTCTAAAATATGGTGGGAAGTAAGCTTCTTCTACTCTGTAAATATAATCCATAATTAATGAATTACCAGAACCATATGCATCTACATAAATATAATTTTTATAACGATCATATGGAATAATGCTATCATTGACACTAATGCTAATGATTTGCAAAGCTTCAGGATCCGTTGGTATTTGATACGCATAATCATATTTACCAGCAGGAACATCAGAAAGTAAAGATAATTGTTTCTGGGTTGTAGCAAAGTTCCATCTATGTTTACATAAAGCAGATTGAACAATATCTTCGTAAATATTAGACGCAACTAAAGCTTCAGTAGATCCATCATCAAATGATGAAATAGGTTGTGCGCCCATCATTACTAGGGCTCTTGCACATATATCAATCTTTGTAGTTGCCATAATATTTAGTATGGGGGCAAGTTACCCTGCCCCCAAAGAATCAAAATGATTATGATCCGTTTACTACAGTTACTGTAGCAGCACCTGTTGCAGAAGATACAACTAAGATATCTACTGTTTGAGTACCACCATTAGAACCTACAGCAAGGATAATATCATTTTCCTTCAGTTCATTAGTTGCTGAGTTGAAGTAACCAGAAGCAGCGATTGTAGCAATCGCATCTCCATCTGTATAGAAGAATACAGAGTTACCACCAGCTTCAGCAATCTTTTTGATTGGGTTTGAAGTTTCGTAAGCCATGTTTATTCTCCTTTATTATTCAGCACACTTCTGAACTCTGATACCATCATCATCAATAATAGTCGCACCTAAAGATAGGTGAGAAGTTATTAAGTGAGATACCTTTTCAGGAATGTAGTTTACTTCAGTTTTAACATCAGAACCAACACCTAATCCCACAGAAGATTTGTGGAACGCTAGTGTATATCTGTCGCTAGAAGCAGTTGTTAAACCAGAATGTACGAACCATAAGAATCCTAACCATCTTTTAGCAGTCATGCCGCCTTTGAATGGTAATTCATCTTGGCCTACGTACTCTAGTCTAGTGAACTGATCAATACCTAATAGGTCAGACCATTGTTTAGGCCCTACTACCCAGTATCTTTGACCATCATCAGGAACATCATTCCCGTTGAAAGTTTCCATCATGTTCTTTGCTTTAACTAAAGACATACCAGTTGATGCGTCTGAGTTAACATTGTTTGCGAAAGCAGTACCAGCATCCATTACATCTCTAATAATGTCGTCTGTTTTTCTACCTAAAGCGTAAGCAGTAGATTGAGAAACTACTTGTCTTTCGTCAATGTTAGTTTTTAGTTCGTCTAGTTTGTCAACGAAATCAGCAGCATAGTAGTCAGTTAATGTAGCAGATACGTTACTGTGTGATAAATTCATTGCAACTACTTCAGCATGTCTTGCTTTAGTGTTTGCAGAACCTTTTGCTACTTTCTGAAACTTTACTGTATTTCCTTGAACATTATTTACGTTTCTTACAATGTTTTTAAGCTTAGATCCCATTCTTTGGTAAGCCATGTGGACTTCGCTTTCAAACTGAGTAATAAACGCATTAGTAATTGAAGTTGCCATTATAAGCTCCTTTTTTATTATTCAAGTTTATTTAATTACAAATACGATTGTCTTTAAAAGCATTGTCTAGTTGTCCAGAGGGCTAGATAACTTTTTTAGGTCGTGCAATAATAATGATATTATTTAATTAGAAAAACAACGCACATTACATCCATTTTTTGGGAATAGTTATAATATCACCAAATTCAATTGTGCCATCTCTGTCCATTGAATACGTACCAAATAATGTGATATACTTATCGGTTTCTTTGTATATCCACATATTAGTAGTAACTACTTTAGCTGGAGAAGTGCTCTCCATATCTTCTAGAGAACACCAACCAGTTTTACTTACTGCATCAATCCAATGCAGTTCTTTGTTAAGCTTTTTATAATTAAACTTTTTTATTTTTTGACGCATAAGCTTGTTCAAACAATCTACTTACTCTATCAACATATGATTGATCTCGTCTAGCAGAATCCCAATATCTAGGATCATTCATCATAGATCTAAGATCATCTACGTTTGGAGCAACATCTATTTGAGTAGGATTAGAAGGCATTACTGCACTTTGATTAAGTTTCATTATTTCTTCAATAGCTTGTACGCCTTCAGCAGTAGCTGCCAAACTAGAAAACGCTGAATAAGCTTCTGGTGAAAGATTTTTCTTTGACCATAGTTCTGCTGCTTCAACTCTTTCTCTAGCATTGTCACCTAACTTATTCATTTCTTCATTAGCATCAGGTAATGCACCAACTGCATTTTCAACAAACATTTTAACACCTTGATCAAATTGTTCTTGTGATAATCCATTTGACTTAGCTGTTTCTTTCCACCATTGTACTATTGGCATATCATCAGATACATCAAGAGTTACATTTTCAGGAAGTTCACCAATGTTAAGTTCATAAGCTTCAGGT